TCATTTGTCTAACCCTTCCTTGCGGTTAGCCAAATCCCAATCGGAAAGTTTGCCGATCGCGTCGTCTGCAAGCGATGCCTGACTGGCCTTTCGGGTGTATCTCGCCACCTCCGAATCGGTGACGTGCCCGGTCAGGGACTTGATCGATTGGTTCGACAATCCGCGTTCTGCCGCACGACGCGATGCCGCCTTGCGCAAGCCATGGGCCGAGCATTGCGGCAGCTTAGCTTCGTCGCAGCGAGCGCGAAACCAGTTGCCGAACCCATTGCCGGTAAAAGGCTGTCCGTATTCGGTCAGGAGATATGGCTTGTCGGGATCAACCTCGACTAGCGCCGAAATCGCTTCCTGCAATTGCGCTGCGATACGGATGCTCAATTTCGCACCTGTCTTGCCCTGCGTGACTTGGATCGCGCCATCCACCACATCGGCAGGCTTCATGCGGATCACGTCCCCACGTCGCTGGGCAGTCCAGAGCATGAGCATCAGCGCGAGATAGGCTTTGCTGCCAAGCTTGTGCCGCTCAGTGAATTGCTCGATCTCGGCTTCCGTCCAGGTATGATAGCCCTCGGTCGTCGCGATGATCTTTTCGGTGTCGAGGATCGGGTTCGTATCGATCAGCCGCAGCTTGACGGCGTAGGCGAACATGCGGCCCAACAAGCGGCGAAGCTTCTTGGCCTGCCACGGCGCGTTCTCGGCCTTGGCGGAAATGATCCGATCCAGCTCGTCAAATGTCACATGCTCGACCGGCACCTTGCCATACTTGACGCGGAACTGTTCCAACATGGCCCGATTGCGCTTGCGGGTATCCTCGCTCGGCCCAAGCCTGGCCGGCACCGCGCAGAAGCGCGCGACGAGGTCAGCCAACGTTCCCGGCTCATTCCGCTCGACGCCGGCAGGCTTGGGCTTGCCCTCGATCAGCGCATCATATTCCTCCCAGAACGCGCGAGATGGGAATGACGACACGACATAGGCCGTGGGGTAGCCGGTGCGCCGGAAGCGCGTCCGTAGCTTGCCGTGGCGGTCAAAGAATTGGTCTATGTACAATGGCAGACCGTTCTTCTTTAGAGGTCGTCTAACAGGCCGTCCCACGACGATTTCCCTTGTGTTCTGGTTTCGCCGCCGAACGTCATTTCGATTGCGCCGTTTGGCAAGATAAGGATTTTCGACAGGCGCACACCCGCGTCCTTCGCGCTGCGGATCGCGCGCGTTACATCGGACTGGCGAAAGCGTGCGGGCGCTGTCATCCCTGAATGTCCTTGGGGGGAGGGGCGGTGCCACGACTCTCCACCAACTGATTTAGGCCCTCCATCAGATCCCAAGCGAGCGCTTTACGCTCAATCGTCGGGTTATTACCGAGCGGACCAAGAACAATATCTGCGATCATGTTCCGTACGTCGGCTGGCGCAAGCCACGCATCCTGCGTCATCGGAGGATGAGAGGTAGGGACCTCCGTCACAACACCGCCCTCCGCAGAGCGTCCACGCGGGGAAAGGAGCAAAGCCCCTGATCCTGCCAGAACTCGCGCCCCATTGTGATAAGCTCGCGGTCGGCTGCTCGTAGCTTGCATTCCAGAGCATCGCGCTCGGCTAGCTTCTTGCGGATTTGGTCTTTGGTCATCATCTCGACGGGAGGGCTTATTGGGCCCTCCCGCTCCCTAGGAAACTTATCGGAGGTTCATTTTCGCGCGCTCGGTCGCGTTGGCAGTCCGCCAAGCATCGAAGCGCATCCGCTTGGCTTCCGCCTGGGCTCGGAGCGTCTCAGCTTCCAGAGCGGCATTTTCCCAATCGGCGCACGCGAGTTCGTAGACCGGGTCGGCTTCCGCCATCTGCTCGGACGCGCCTGCCGGATTGCCATCGCCTTTGTACTTGACGAACAGGGTGGCGCGTACTCGCTTGCGGCGAAGGTCTTGCGCTTCGGCAGCGACGCGGGCGCGACCGGCTGATACGAACAGGCGTTCAGCTTCATCAACGGCGCGGTCAATGTCAGTCATCGTTGGCCTCCAGCCATTTGAACCGGTGCGGACTTGTTGCGGCCAAGCGCTCGGCAACCTTCTTCATGTCGATCCCGTGCGTCCGTTCGAACATCGGCTCGCCGATCCGGTGCTGTTCCGAATGATGGTCACGACACAGCGGGATGACCCATTTATCGTGAGGCTTGATACCCATTCCGCCGCCAGTGCCGACGCGGACGTGTGCGGCTTCGATCGGTATTTCCTGACAGCCGGGCACAGAGCATTCAAATCCTCGCACCCAGGCACAATGGCTCGGGAACCGGTTGCGCGCTTTCGGGCGCTTGCTGTTGTGCTTGCGGCGTTGCGGGAACATCAGAGGGGAATCCTCAAGGTGGTTTCCGACAGAGACGTTATTTCAGGCGCGCCGGGACGACGGCGGGAATGATTGATCCTCGCCAGCCGATGGCGTTCGCTCTTGCGGTAAAGCTCGCGGTGATATTCTACGCGCTCTTCATCGCTGAGAACCTTGGGATCTAGGAGAAGCGGGCGGCCCATTACGCAGCCTTCCGATATTCGGCGGTCAGGCGAGCGACCTTGTCGTCAAGCTCGGCCAGGAACGTGGCAACCGCTTCCTCGATCTCGGCAATCAGCGCTTCGTCACGCTCGACCCGGCGAACGTGCAATTGCATCTCGACGCCAAGCCGGGGGTCATAGGACACGAAGTCGCACCACTGGCGACCTGCGCAAGCCATCTGCCATTGCATCTGCTTCATGTATTTGTCGTCGATCGCGGCGCCGAGAAGCGTATCGATATGCGTTGCCGTGTTCGGGCATTTGATCTCGACCATTCCGTTGTCACCGACCAAGCCATCTGGTGACGCGCCGGTCATGGCTAGGTTCGGGTGGTCGATGAAAGCGATCTCCACGACCGACAGGCCGCGCTCAAAGGCATAGCAGTCGCGCGCCTCCGGTTCCTTGTCGGTGCCCCACTGCATGGCGGCATTGGTGAAGCCCGGCTCGGTCGTTCCGGTCAGGCGCTCGGCCACCAGTTGAGCCATGTAGTTAGCGCGTCCAGCGCCCCAGCCGGTGCGGGTCTTTGCCATCACGTCCGCAATGCGGCTGGCGGTCACCTTGCCGCAGCGGGTCGCGAACCATTCCGGCGTGCGTTGTTCGATCACGGTCGCCATTACGCGGCCTCCCTTTCATCCTGTTTCGGAACCTTGGCGGCGATCTTCTTTTCGAGCATCGCCTTGGCGTGGTCGAATTTGGTTACGGGCAGCTCGGGCAGCGCGTCGATCTTGTAGAAGGTGCAAAAGCCCTTCATGTCGGCGCCAGCCGTCTGTGCGAGCATCATCAGCTGGGCGCGCTGGGCGTCATCGATCAGCGCCGGGCGCTCGGCAAATTCGCCGCGCATTTGCTCGACGTATTTGTTGTCGTCGAACTTACCCAGGAACACGTCGGCGTTGAAGCCAAGCTGCGACAGGCCTTTGGTCAGGCCGTCCGTCTCTGCTTTCTTTAGCGCGTCGCTGTCGGGACGGCCCTTGCTGTCGCGAAGCTCGGCGCCACCGTAGATCGGCCCGAACGTGTTTTCGCGGGTGCCGTGCCAGATGGTCACCGGGATCGACGCGATGCCGTCGAGAATGATCGGGTCACCAGCAACGTAGCCCCATCCGATGCCGATCGGGCCAAACTGCTTGGTTGCCGACATGATCTGGTAATGGGCGCTGATGGCGGTAAAGCCGCCGCGTTGGTTGACCTTCTTGGTATGCGCGGGATCGGTCTTGCTGACCGCGTCCCAAATGCGCATGTGGTTTGGTTCACTCGCCATTGTTAGGGTCTTTCCGCATGACGGCTGGTGGGATGACCGATGGCATCTTCAACGCGATCGAACCGGATGTATCCGCCGCCGGGCATTGGTCTCAGGATCATTGCACCGCACGCCTTCGCGCTGACTTGGCCAGTTCTCAGATCGACGGGCGGATTGAATCTCTCTGTATCGGACATGATGGCTATCCTTGTGAGGGTGGGAGGGGTGGTGTTTGGGCGTCCCCTTGCGGGTCGCGCTCTTGCCCTTCGGGCTGAGCCTGCTGCGCAGTCTCATCGCTTCGCGCTTCGATCGCTGACGCGGGCAAAATGCCGAACTGATGCATTGCTACCCAAGCGTAGCAACAGCCCTCCAGAGACGCGGAAACTTCCTTGCTGAAGAATTGCCCATTGAGGTCCTCTCCCATGAGTTCATCCCATGCGAATTGGCGGGGTGCCCCGTGATCGTCGCCCAGCGCGGGCAGCCAGTTGGCCCGCACGCTGGCGGCTGTGACTTCATCTCCACCCTGTTCGATGAAACGGGCCATTATTTCACGGCAGATGTAGAACCCGGCACGCAAAGCGACCTGCGGGATTGGGTTCCGCCATTCCTTTTGCATCTCTTCGACAACCGCCATGTTGTCGATAAACTGCCGTTCCTCTGCGTCGTGGCCCGTCATTACGCCGCCACCAATTCAGGAACGTGAACCAGAGACTCACCGCACTTGGCGAGCAAGTTGGCGATGGCTTCGCCTGTTGCTTCGGCGGGGCCAGCGCGATGTATGGACGCCGACGCACACACTCCATCACGATGGGCATAGGAGCCGAAATAGTGCGAGCCGTCCTGCCTGATGGTGATGTCCACCGACAGATTTGTAAGGCCATGCTGATCGCACAGCGCGCGAAGCTGTTGCTCCAAGGTCATGCCTTTTCTCCTTTGCGAAATGTGATTGAAGCGCGAAGCGGCGAGACACGCGAAGCGGGGCTCGATGCCGAAGGCACGAAAGCGCGGTGCTGCGGAGCAGCATTCGCCGAACGCCTCGCGCCAGGAGTCTCCAGGCTATCGAAAAGCCGGTCTATGAAACTCATCGCTTGTTCCAATATCCAGAGTTCAACCCACGATCGGCAGTAAAGAAGAGGGTCATGACACAGACACCTTCTTGCGCGGGTTTGCGGCGCAGGCAGCCAGTATCATGGCCAGGAACATGATGGCGCCCATGACGGTGCCCCACCCGTTTGGCGCGTCGTAGCGCTGGCGAAATGCGGGCTCCCCCATGGTGATGCGTTCGTTGTCGATCGACAGCAGGGCTCGCGCGATTGTGTCCCGCGCCGCAGCGCCGCTCATTCCGTGAAGGCTGTTGATGCCCTCGGGTATATGACCATGAAAGAAAGGGGACAGATTGTACGTGTAGTTGAAACACGCATCGCCAATCGACACATCGTAGCTCATCACAAATATCCACGGTTGAGCGCCCTATCCGGCGCAAAGAAGGGGTCGACAGCCTCAGCACATTCCATTGCGCGAGCGTCTGACTGGAAAGCCTCCGGGATGCCGCAAAGAGATTGCTCCGAAAGCTTCTCGCGACAGACCTTGCACCAGTGGATTTCGTCTTCATCGATCATCACGTGAAATCCCAAACGATGACGCGCGGTGCCAATTCCTCGGCCTCCAGTGCGCGAGCATCAGAAGCCCATGCTTCCTCTGTTTCCTGCCAGAGGGTCAGGTCGATGATGCTGTCACAGCCAGCACAGGTGCCGTCCGAACTCGGTGCAACCAGTTCACGACAGCTAGGACACCAGCAGAGAGTGGTGTGCGGGGTTAGGGTGGTGGGGGCGTTCATGCCGACACCATCCCCGCGAGCGGGCCAGCGATTGGTCCACCGCGCACGATCTTCGTTTCGCATTTGGCGCGAAATTCCACGAACGCCGGGGCTACGGTTTTTGCCCCATCTGTTTCCGTGAACGACCAGTCCGCTATCTCGCGAATTTCGTCGGCGACAATCTTAGCCTCCGGCAAATTCGCAATGATGCCGCCGATGCCGAAGCCAGTCGGAATATGGGTTAGATACCATCCCGCATCGATCCACTCCGCATCGTCATCGAACACACGGAAGTCGAGCGCGAAGGGGTGCTTGATCCACCCAGCGATCGGCAGGATTGCGGGGGGCTTGCCCTCGCCTGCGAAGGTTGCAACCTCGAATGATCCCGCCACCCATTCGCGCGATGGGATTGAAGCCTCTGGTGAAGACGCGCTAGCGGCTTCATCGCGAAGCGGCGAAAGCCCGGTCGGCAACGCCGACGCGCCACTATCCTGCCCCTCTTCTAGGTGAGCGTGGGCGGTCATGCCGAAGCCTGCTCAACGGCGTACAGTTCGCTCGGGTCGCTTTTGCGGACGAAGATCATCCGATCAGGCACCTGATTGCGGGCATTGTCCCAGCCGTGGCGCGTGAGATTGACCGCCATGTTCTTGGCCGCACCAGCTTGCGCACCAGACAGCCCACCTATGGTGTAGCTGCCGTCATCCTGCTTGGCATCGAGCGCCATGATGCGTTCGTCCAGCATGCGGGAAAACTCAGGCGGAAACGCTTCATGGTCGCCAACTTTGGCGTTGATCGCAGACAGCACGGGATCGTCACGCAGGGCGCGCATGAGTTCGAACGCCACGCGCTGGATGGCCATTTCGTAGCCATCGCCCATTCCGCCCATTTCGATGGTTTCGACTTCGTGGCCAGCGTCCCATGCGGCTAAAGCCTCATCGACACTGTCGGGCCTTACGCGCTCCACATCCTGAACCATATTCCGCCTCCAACACTCTGATCGTGTCTGGAGGGGTTATCCGCTTATCGGATTACGTTGTCAATCCGTATTTCGGATATTTCTTTCGGCGGCCAGAATCTTCACAGCGTCATCCCACGTCGTGAGCATGCGTATCCCCGCGAGGAAACCGCCGCCTTCGCCATAGCCATCGAGCTTCCCTTTGAGGTAGGCGGCGCGGGCCCGAATATCGGGATCAAGGTTTGGATTGTCTACGATCCCAGCCAGGTACAGAAGCGCGCTGTGGTAAAGGTGCGGGCGGGGGAATCGCTCTGCATCGAGCATCGCAGCGATGCGCTGCGAACCCGCCGTATCCTTGTACAAGAAGAGCAGGGCGCCTCGCTTCAGGTTTGCGTAGAGGCCCAGGAAAAATTGACCGGCCACCAACAGGCCGAAATACACCAAAAACGACATTGTCGTGTCGGTGAATTCGTTGCTGGTCAGCCTGACAATGAGATACGAAACCGCCGCATCGACAACCAGACTGAACCCAATTCCCGCACTGGCGAGAACGAGGCCTTTCTTGGTCATAGGCCTTCGTCATTCCCATAGGCGACAACACGCCCGATTACCCGATATGGGTACCCTGACAGGGGAATCGGCTTATGCAGTTCATTGTGGGAAACGGGCTCCAATCTGGCCGGATCGGAAGCATACCGCTTGATCGTGACTTCGTCGTCGCCGTTCTGCACCAGATAAACGCGTCCTGAGTAAAGGTCGTTTTGATCTGGATCAATTACAGCCCAGCCGCCTTCGGGAAGCAGCTTGTCCATGCTGTCGCCCTTTATCTCAACCGCGAAGGCTCTCTTACCCGCCTTCCGAAGAGGAATACTGACTTCCCCCGACGCCATTAAGACAGCTTCGTTCCAATTTCCAGCCGATGCAAGCCCTATCAGCGGCACCCACTGCACGGACGGGGTGTCCTCGATATTAAGCAAGCTTTTGAGGCGATCGGCCTCCGGAATGGTGAGCCGCCGCTTGCCTTTGAACACATTCGACATTGCCGATTGTGACGGCATGCCAGCAACTCTGGCCATGGTAGTCTGAGATACTTTCTGGCGCGCCGCAGCGGCCTGGATAGCCTTGATCAGCTCGTCTTCGCTCATGGGCGGATAATGCCGCATATGCGAAGACACTTCCTCCCCTAACATCGGATAGCGGGGTGGGGTTGCAATTATCTGGTAATCGGATAATGTGGCCAGCATGCAGCTCATCGATCACATTTTTGAGGTGCTTGGCGGGGCCACGGCCATCGCGCGAGCAACAGGCGATCCGGTGCAGACCGTGCATAGCTGGAAAACGAAAGACAGTATTCCGCCTTGGCGGCGACCGTCCGTTCTCAGCGTGCCGACAAAGCCGGGAAAGCTGCTCTCCGCAGAAGCGGTAGCATATCTCAAATCTTCCGAGCGCGAACCGCAAATGGCGCGTGTCGCATGACCCCCGATCCCATCCGCCCCACAGCACCGGCGGAAACTCCCGGCGGGGTGCGTCCACCCCCTTTCAAGCACCCCGCCGGTCTTTGTCTCACTCAGCATGACGGAGAAGCCTGATGGCTGACTTCTACGCGATGTGCATCGGCATCGGCTTCACCGCTCTGGTGTCCGGTAGCCTCTACCTGATCATCGAGCGCCCCCAACTCCGACAGAACGCGCGCTATCGCGGTGCTCAACGGCAGGGGGATGGGGGCAGCGGCTTCTTCCATGGGGAGGGCAAGTAGATGCCGCATCGCAGCAATTCAGCGGGAATTGATCCTCTTGTTTCCCGCAGTGCCCATTTCAACGCCGTGGCCTATGCGCTGCGCCTCTTTGTCGGTCGCGGCCGACGCTTCACCTACAAGGAGGTGCAGAAGGGCGCTGGCGTCCCCGAGCGCATGATTGAGTGCTGGCGGCTGGACTGCGATCACGAGGATTGGCGCGAGATCCTACCCGAGCAGCTCGCCAGCCTCCAGAAATTCCTGGGGCCAGACTTCACTACAGAATATCTGTCGCGGGTCGCGGATCAAGGTGCATTCTGGCTGCCTGACGAAGACCTTCCGCCGGGAGCTATCGCTGCCGATAATGCGGAAGACAACGCGATCATCACCCGCGCTGCCTTGGATGGCAAGTTCGATGAGGACGAGAAGCCTGACCTGAAAGTCGTTGGCGTTCGCCTTGTCGCGCGTGGTGCTCAGGTACTCAAGCAGGCGAGGGCGGCATGAGCGAATTTCGCATCTTCTCGATTGGCTTCATTAGCAGTCTGCTTGCGATGGTGATCGTGCGCCGATTGGTGAATGATCAGTCGCCGATAACCTTGGACGAATTGGCCAGGGTGGCATTTCTCATGGTTATTTGCGGTTTCGCCGCCGTAGCTGTGCGCGGACGCCCGGCATGATCTCCCTCCTACGCCGCATCATCGCGCGCCACCATCAACGCAAGGCAATGGCTCGCTTGGAAGAGCTTCGCCAACAGACGCTCCGCAGCTACGAGCGCCAACGCTACGTCGCCTATCGCAGGGCTGCGCTGAAGGGCCGGCGGAAGGCCGGAGCATGAGGCGCCGCAACCTCAAATACGCAGTCATCAAGCTGCACGAGGCGAACCCCGATTGGACAGCGCGCCAACTGGCGAACGCCCTTGGCTGTGGAGAGCCCTACATTCGTCAGACAGCATACCGCAATAAGCTGTGTCTGAAGTCCGCCCATGCGAAGTCGAAGTGGCCTTGGGACGTCAAGGGCGTGCTTCCGATCAAGCTGCTCCCGGTGCCGATCCAGGCGCTTCCAGAGTGGTGCGAAAGGATCGCGGCGCGGTGATCGAGCTTCCCTTCCCCCCAGCATCCCTCTCAGGCCACGCCAAAGGCCATTGGCGATCAAAGGCTGCAATCACCGCCAAGCACCGCGAGTGGGCGCGCCTGGCCACGCTGGCAGCTAACATCCATAGTCCGGATGCTACCGGCGACATTCGCGTCATCGTAGCGTTCTATCCCCCAGACCGGCGCGGCGATCGGGTCAACTTCCCCAACCGCATGAAGCCCTACTTCGACGGCATCGCGACCGCTCTGAAGGTCAACGATAGCCGCTTCCTGCCCAGCTACCTTTTCGGTGAACCGGTCAAGGGCGGCAAGGTCGTGGTAGAGATCGGGGAGGCAGCATGACACTCACCGCCCGCACAGCAACCCAGATCATCGCCGACGCCGCTATCCTCTACGGCGTGTCCGAAAGCGACATAGTCGGCCCTCGTCGCTTCAAGCGCATCGTGGAAGCTCGTTGGGCTGTCATGGCTTCCCTGGACCACATGGGCTGGACCACGACGCGCATCGGCAAGCGCCTCAACCGCGATCACACAACGATTCTGCACGGACTAGGGAGGCTTCGCAGTTGAGCGTTGCCGACCTCATGGAAGCGATGGCCAACGCTGGCGCGCCGATGGAGGCGATCGTCATGGCTGTGCGCGCCCTGGAGGAAAAGGACGCAGCCATCCGTGCCGCCGAGCAAGAGGCAGCAGACAAGCGTGCCGCCCACGCAGAGTGGAAGCGCCTCAACCGCGCTGCGAAGAAAGCAATGGACGGTCCAAGCGATGTCCATGGACTGTCCATGGACGAAATCGAAATTCCCCCCGTCCTTGATAAAGAAACGTCCCCCAGACCCCCTAAAGAAATTAAACCTACCCCCCGGACGGGGACACGGGTGCGCGAGGCTGGTTCTCGTTTGCCGATCGATTGGAATCCCTCGCGGTTCAACGACGGCACGGTCGCCAGAGAAGTCATCGACCGCCGGGGGCAGGAGTGGGCCCGCAGAACCCGCGAAAGCTTCGAAAACCACTGGCGCTCAGCGAACGGACCGAACGCCGTCAAGCGAGACTGGCAAGCCGCATTTGCGAATTGGGTGATCGAACAGGATAACCGAGATGGAAAGCGAAATGGAGCGACCAACGGCGTGGGAGGAAATCGGGGCCAAAGTGCCAGCGGCCATGGGGTCACAGTTGACGCAGCGCAGCGATTCCTCGCTCGCCACCTCCAACCTGCCGGCTGACCTCCAACCTGCATCGCTGCCTGAATTTATCCAAGCGCTCACGCCCTGCCTGCAACTCTGCGCGCCAGTCGGCATGAGCCTTGAAGACCGAGATACGTGGTTCGATGCGGCCTTCATGGCGATAGGGCACCTACCGCCAGACATTCTGTGCGATGCCGCGCAGGCCGCTATGCGCAAGGCAGACCATCCCGCTAAAATCGTTCCCGCCATTATGGCTGAGGCTGAGGAACGGATTGAAAAGCGCCGGCAGGCGAGCCGCTACACGGCGCTGCCTTCGGCCCCCGACCATGATCAGAGCGATTTCGATCTCTGGATAGCATCGCTCGCCACTGGAGGAGAGATCGGCGACGCACCAAAGCGCTGGATCGACATTGCGGTGGCCCGAAACGTCATCCGCCGATCGCCTGACGGAATCCTCACGATCCGTCGCACCCCACATAAGGACATGGCAGCGTGAGGCACTTGATTTACCGCGCGATCCTGCATCCGCTCATCATGCGTAATTACGCAAAACGCGCTCGCGGAGAGGCGCCCGACGAATGGTATTGGGCAGATAGCCTAGGCGTTTCTTGGGGCTTCTTCACCGATCTTGGCGGGCGCATACGCCAGTGAGCGAACACATCGCCCTGCCTACCGGAAACGATGCAGCGATCTATTTCGCCGAGCAGCTCGGACGCGTCCGTGCGTTGAGCGAGCATGAAAGCATCGTCCTGGAGAGGGTGATACGCGCCAAGCCGCGTCCCGATCGCCGATGGACCGATACAGAAGACAAACAACTCCTCAAGATGAGCAAGGCAAGGATACGCGCCGTGGACATGGCAGAGACACTGAAGCGAACACCGCAGGCGGTCTATCGCCGGCTGTGCGACCTCAAGAAGCGGGAGAGGGTAGGGTGAAAACCGACGTAGCCGAGAAGGTGCTAGCGGCGCTGATCGAGAGCGGGAACCTGTCCAAGGCATGCCGCGAGACGAAGACGACGGCCCAATCATTTCTGCGCTGGTGTGATGAGAGGCCAGAGAACGCGGAAAGATACGTGCGCGCGCGGGAATCTGGGCTGGATGCCGAAGCGGATCGCGCGATTGAGGAAGCATTGACTGCCGAAGATGCCGCGCTCGGCCGCTTGGCGCTGGACGCTCGCAAGTGGTATCTCAGCAAGCTCATGCCGAAGAAGTATGGCGACAAGCAGCTAGTCGGCAGCGATCCCGAGAACCCACTACCCGCTGGCGTCAACGTGACGTTCAAGTCGTGATGGGTTTCCACCGCCATAGCTGGTCGCAATGGAAGACGATCGAAGCATATCGGGGAGAGTATGTTTTTAGTGGCGGTTGCGCGCATGTCCTGATCCAAACGCGGACATGCAGCAAGTGCGGTAAGGCAGAGTTGAACAGGCAGATTGCGTGACAGACACCGAACTCCCCGGCTGGGCTCGGCAGCTATTCGAGCCATCGCGCTACAAGGCAATTCATGGGGGACGTGGCGGGGCTAAGTCGCGGTCTGTCGCGACGGCGCTAGTCCTGAAGGCGGCACAGAAGGCTGAACGCGTCCTGTGTGCACGCGAGGTGCAGAAGAGCATCAAGGACTCGGTCAAGCGATTGCTGGATGACGAGATAGATCGGCTCGGGCTGCGATCGTTCTTCACCAGCACGGAGACAGAGATACGCGGCGCCAATGGGTCATTGTTCATCTTCGCCGGGCTGAAGGGCAATGCCGCCAGCATCAAGTCGCTTGAGGGTGTGACGATCGCATGGGTTGAGGAAGCGCAGACGATCAGCCAGGCGTCGCTTGATACGCTGGTCCCGACGATCCGCGCTGCTGGGTCGGAGATATGGTTTACGTGGAACCCCGACCTGTCCACCGATCCGATTGATGCGATGTTCCGCAGTGATCCGCCGGCAGACAGTATCGTGATCGAGGTCAACTACATCGATAACCCATGGTTCGAAGAGACGACGCTGCCCGCTGAGATGGAGTATGTCCGCACGCGGGATATCGATAAGTACAATCATATTTGGCTTGGGCGATATCGTCAGAACAGTGAGGCGCGCATCTTCAAGAACTGGCGGGTAGAGGAGTTCGATACAGCGCCCGGCGTCGAGCATCGGCAAGGTGCTGACTTCGGCTTCAGCATTGACCCGTCGTGTCTTGTGCGCTGCCATATCGACGGCAGGTTGTTGCGCGTGGATTACGAGGCATGGGGATTGCAGGTCGAGATCAACAACCTGCCGAGCCTGTTCATGGGTGTGCCGGATAGCGAGAAATGGTGGACGACTGCCGATAGCTCACGACCTGAGACGATCAGCTATCTGCGCAATCATGGCTTCCCGCGCATTCGTCCGGCTATCAAGGGCGCGCGGTCGGTGGAAGAGGGTATCGAGTTCCTGAAGAGCTTCGACATAATCGTACACCCGCGCTGCGAGCACTTGATCCAGGAGCTTACGCACTACAGCTACAAGACGGACCCGCTGACGGGTGACGTGCTGCCGTTGATCGAGGACAAGGATAACCACCTGATCGACGCACTACGGTACGCCTGCGAGGGTGCTAGACGGGCAGGAACGAGCAAACCGACATTCGTTGCTCCTATCCCCCCAACAGCATCGGCATTCCGCCGCTAGCCCTCAAATAATCCTCAAGCACGACGTGGCTCGTGCTGGCGTATGCTGGTCAGGCCATGCCGAGCGCCACCACCTCCATCCGTGTCATCATTCCTGCGACCGGATATTCGCTCGGCATCGGCATTATCCTATCCGAGCTTAAGCGTGGCTGACGATCCGCTCCCCGAGAGCGAGACCACCAACGACGGCGCGGAGGTTGAGGACGACAGCGATCGTCTTCAGGCAGTCCATCAGCGGGCAATGGAGCGCTTCGACAGCGTGGCCGTACCGCAGCAGGAAATGCGGGCGCAGAGCCTGGAGGCTCGCAGGTTTGTCACGATCCCCGGCGCCATGTGGGAAGGCGCATGGGGCGAGCAATTCGAGAACAGCCCGCGTCCTGAAGTGGACAAGATCACCAAGAGCCTTGAGAAGATCGAGACCGACTACAAGGAAAACCGTATCGTCGTGGATTTCGTGCCTGCCACCAGCAGCGCGGATGAGATGACGGCGGAAACGCTCGACGGCATGTATCGAGCGGACAGCTATCACTACAAGGCGATGCAGGCGCGGGACAACGCGTTCCAGGAAGCGATCAGGGGTGGGTTCGGTGCGTGGCGCCTCACGACTGACTACGCCGATCCCTACGATCCTGAGAGCGATGCGCAGCGGGTCAATCCCGGCATGACGATCGTTGACGCCGACCAGAGCGTCTATTTCGACATTGGGTCGAAGCTCTACGACAAGTCCGATGCGAAGTGGGCGTTCGTCGTCGTCGCGGAAGCACGGGCCGAGGCTGATCGGAAATGGGGCGATGACATTGCGCCGTGGCCGCTCAACCAGTGGAAGTACCAATGGGATTGGTATACCCCCGACGTTGTCCGCATCGCCGAATATTACGAGGTCGAGGATGCGAGCGACCGGCTGTTCATCTTCTCGAACAAGCTGACCGGTGAGGAGCAGCGCTACTTCGCGACCGAGATCGAGCCGAAGGCGGTCACCGACCTGATCGCGCAAGGCTGGGAAAAGCGCGAGCGCAAGGTCAAGCGCGAGCGCGTCCACAAGTACATCATGAACGGGACGTGCGTCCTCAAGGATTGTGGGTTCATCGCGGGTGACTGCATCCCGATCGTGCCTGTCTATGGCCGGCGCGACTATGTAGACAACATGGAGCGTTGGCGCGGCCACGTCGCCAAGAAGATGGATCGGCAGCGGATCTACAATTCCGCTATCGCCAATGTGGTCGAGACGAACAGTCTGGCGCCGTTCCAGGTGCCGATCGTCGCCCCGGAGCAGATGACGCCCGAGATCGCGGATCAGTGGGCAAGAGCAAATATCGACCGCGCGCCGTTCCGGTATCTGCTGCCGCTGATCGATAAGGATGGGAACATGGTTCGTCCCGGTCCAGATCAAGCGATTCAACCGCCGCAAGTCCAACCGGGCACGGCAGCGCTTATCCAGGTCATGAGCGCTGATCTCGCAGACGACGATGACAACGCTGATCAGGTGAGGGCGAACACGTCAGTTGACGCGATGGACCTTGCTGCCGCGCGCGTTGACAGCAAGTCTTCGATCTACCTCGATAACATGCGCCAGTCCGTCCAGCGCGAGGGCGAGATTTATCAGGGCATGGGCCGTGATGTGTATTTCGAGCCCGGCCGGCAAGTAGGTACGCTAACGGATGACGAGCAGGACGGCACAGCCACGCTGCTTGAGCCGCACACCGACGATCAGGGCGTCTACCGCATTCGCAACGACCTGAGCCGGGGGCGCTACAAGGTCGTTGCCACGGTTCAGGAGGCTACCAGCACGAAGCGTCAGCGCACGGTGCGGGATTCACTCAATCTGGCGAAGGTCGCGGGCGAGCTGGGTGATACAGAGCTAGGGCAGGCTCAATTGCTCAACGCCGCCTTGAACATGGATGGCATGTCGCCCGGCATGATCAAGTGGATGAGGATGAAGGCAGTGGCCGCCGGGATCGAGCAGCCCACGCCCGAAGAAAAGCAGCAGATGGATCAGGCCGCGCAGCAACAGCAGCAGCCCAATCCTGCCGAGTTGCTGGCGCAGGCGCAGGTACAGGAGCTTGGCAGCAAGGCGGCGCTCAATCAGGCAAAGGCCGTACAAACGGTCGCCGATGCGCATCTCAAGACGGCGCAGGCAGAAGCGGTTGGCGGCCCGGAAGCCGTGCCCGACACGCCCACCGGCCTCGATCACGCAACAAACATCGTGGACATGCGCGAGAAGCTGGCGAGCGCCGAACTCAAGACCGCGCAGGCCGAGCATCTACGCCACGGCATGGATCATCAACGGATCAAGACGGGCGCGGAATTGGCGCAGGCCGAGCACGACCGCGAGATGGATCGCCGCGCTGCTGACCGCGAGGACCGCAACACCAACGCAGCATAGGCCGACCGCCGGGCTTCAATCGGGCGAGGGAGTGACACATGGCAGACGGTGAAGATCAAGACCTGATCCTTGATGAGAACATGGAAATCGAGGATGGCGCCGAAGCGCTGCCGCCCGAGGATCAGCAGGCCGGCGAAGACGAGCTTATCATCGAGCTTGAGGGCGAGGCGGCTAGCGAAGAACCTCCGCTGGTCAAGAAGCTTCGGCAGGAAATCCGCGAGCGCGACCGCAAGCTGGCCGAGCGTCAGCCGGCGCAAGAGGCTGACATCGTTGTGGGCGATAAGCCCACGCTCGAATCGTGCGAATATGACGAGGAAAAGTTCAACGCCGAATACGATGGCTGGATGACTCGCAAGGCTGCCGCTGACCGGCAGCAGCAGAGCCGCCAATCCGCAGAGCAGCAGCGCGCCAATGAATTCCGCGACCTGGAGGTGCGCTATCGTGCCAGCGCCGCCAAGTTGGGTGCGCGACCCGAGGATTTCGACGCAGCGGACGCCGCTGTGCGTGCCGCGCTTCCTGAGCCCGTCCAGATCGCCATCGCAAAGTACATGGACGATCCGGCCAAGGTCGTTCTGGCGCTTGGTAAGCATCCCGCGCGCCTCGATGCCATCGCCGCCGAACCTGATCCTGTCCGCCAGCTATTCATGATCCGCGATCTACAAGGAGCCATCAAGGTGACCACACGCCGCGCAGCACCGCCGCCCGAAGCAGACAGCATCCAGCGCGGCAGCGCTTCCATGTCGGCACAGGTCGATAAGCAGGCGGACAAGTTGCTTTCTGACGCGCTGAAGACCGGCAACATGACCGCGTACAACAAGTATATGAAGGCTAAAAAGAAGGCAGCTTGACCTGCCTAAAAAATAGGCATATCACCGCAGCCACGCCACTCAGCGACCCTCGGCTGCGACGGAGGAGATCGGCGATCGGGCACCTGCCCGGTTTGGATCTCCAATCGTCGCAGAGGGTTTCATGGCTAATAGTTTTTCGAAGGACACCTTGGTCCTCTTCAACGAGCAGGTTGAAGGGTTCGAGGATCAGCTCGTCATCTCCAAGGCGTTCCGCAACATGTCCGAGGACGGCGTTGCGCTTGAGCGCGCCAACAACACGGTGTGGGTGCCGCAGCCGTATATCGCGCAGTCGTTCACCGGTATCGACCAGTCGAGCAATTTCGCGCGCAACTACGCACAGCTCTCGGTTCCGGTGTCGCTGAGCTACAGCCACTCGGTTCCGTTCACCATGTCGGCGACCGAGCTTCGCGATCCGCTCCAGCAGAAGCGCATCATGAAGGCCGCTCTTCAGCGCCTCGCCTCGGACATCAACGTCGATTGCTCCAATCTCGCGGCGTTGCAGGGCTCGATCTTCAGCAAGCGCACTGCGGCTGCGTCGGGTTTCGATGACGTTGCTCAGATCGACACGGCGATGAACCGCGTCGGCATCAGCATGGCCGACCGCAAGGCATTCTACAATTCGGGCGACTACAACAGCATGGCGTCGAATCTGGCGCAGCGCCAGACGGTGCAGGGCAAGGTGCAGACCGCCTACGAAAAGGCGTATGTCGGCAACGTCGCTGGCTTCGAGACCTACAAGCTAGATTACGGCTATCGCCTGACGGCTGCGGTTGCCACCAGCGTCACGATCACCAACGGCTCGGCGCTCTACTACACTCCGACCTCGACCACCGCGTCCACTGATACGCTGTCGCGTACCAACAACGACAACCGTTTCCAGACGGTGACGCTCGCAGTCGGCGGCACGACTGGCATCAAGGCGGGTGACGCCTTCACGATCGCTGGCGTGAACGAGGTGCACCACATCACCAAGCAGGACACGGGCTCGCTCAAGACGTTCCGCATCGTGTCACAGGCATCGGGCACCGCTGGCGCTTCGGGCAACTACGTGATCACGCCGCCGATCATCTCGGGCACTGGCGGCACCGATCCGGAACTCCAGTACAAGAACGTCACGGCAGCCCCGACCAACGGCGCAGTCATCACGTTCCTGAACACGGTTTCGGCAGTGCTCAACCCGTTCTGGCAGGATGATGCCTTGGTGATCATGCCGGCCAAATACGAGCCGGACCCGAACAGCGGCATGGCGGTCACCAGCCTGACGACTGACAGCGGCATCACGATCGTGATGGCGAAGCAGGCTCAGATCGGCAACCTCAATACGCTGTATCGTCTCGATGCCTATTACGGCCTTGCGAACCTCCAGCCCGAAATGTCGGGCGCGCAGGCTTTCAACCAGACCTGATCACTCTAGCCCCTCCCTTCGGGGAGGGTTTTTCACAATCGAGCGAGGGGCTTGGAGAGTAACATGGCCGACAAGATCAAGACCGACGAAACGCTGCCCGACGTTCCCGCCTCCAAGGTGGCGGAGGCGCAGATGGAAGGCATTCAGGATGCCATCGCGGAAGGTGCCAAGGCGCGCTTCCAGCAGACCGATGGCAACCTGCCGGGTGATGAGCCCACGCCGGGCATCATCAAGACCAACGACGCCACGCACATGGACTGGCTGCTCGACCTCGATCCCGACGCGCTCGTGAAGACGCTTCAGGGGAAGGGCGATATGTCTCCGATCCCGACGCAGGGCCAGATCGCCTCGCTGCTGGAAATGGAGCGCTCGGGCCAGAACCGCACCGACACGGTGGATGCGTTGTGCAAGGTGCTCGGTATCAAGTCGCCCTATGAGGTGACGGACGCCGGCCCCGCCTACACGAATGTCGTGAGCCGCAAGGTTCTGGAGCGGTGATCGAAGGCGGCGCGGAATACCCCAAGTCGATCTACCGCGATGGTGGTTCTGAGTTGATCTGGGGAAAGCCCGTCGAAACCGGCGCGGTATCTTCGCACGAAGAAGAGATGGAGGCGCTTTCCAATGGGTGGCGCCTACATCCGATCGCTGGCGACGAAGAGATTACCGCGACAATCATCGACGGCGAGCAGAAGCCCCGTCGTGGCCGTCCCCCGAAAGTGAAGGTCGAAGATGGCAACGGTTGAGTATCATACAGGCGAGCGCGGCTATCCGGGGTTCACCGTTTCCACGACGGCGCCAGATGGCAAGGTCTATCGTCAGGTAATCCCTGCCTACGCTGCCGTTGACTCTACCGGCAATACGGTCGGTGGTGGCTCCGTCTCATCGCCGAGCTTCACCCAGACCGTAAATGCCAAGGGGCAATACCCCGGCATGCCCACGTACGTCACGTCGGGCGTTGCTTATGCCGGCTATGCCACGCCAACGGACATGCTCGTCCTTTCCAACCCAGGCACCAAGACGATTCTGGTGACGCAGGCGCAGTTGCAGATCGCAGCAACGGCATCCACCACGATGACGCTGTTCTTCATCCGCCGGTCGGCGTTGAACACTGGCGGCACATCGACCACTTCAGCCATCGCGTCTATCGATAGCACTAACGCAGCGGCAACGGCTGTCGCGACGCTCTACACTGCCGCGCCAACGACCAACGGAACGGCCGCGACTGTGTATGTCCTGACCTCCACGGCTTCGGCCGGCGGCGCAGGTACGGTGTTCGGCCTTCAGAGCGCATCGCATGGTCAGACGACGATGGCGGTGGATTTCAGGCAGCCTATCACGCTGCGGCAGAACGAAAGCCTTGCGCTTAATCTCGCGGGCGCGGCGCTCCCAGCCGGGTTCGCAGCTAGCTATCTCCTTGAGTGGGTGGAGGGGTGAATGGCGGTATTTGCCGAAGCGCGCACAGCTGTTGCGAACACGGCTGGGACCCTGCTCGATCCGGGCTACGCATTTCGCGCCACGGTACAGAACCATCTGAGCGACTTCCTGTGGCTGTCGGCGACCAACCCACCCACGATGGGAGCGCCTAGCATCTGCGTTCCGAAAGCCAACACGCAGGGACCCGGAGAATATACGTTCGATACCGATACGACCGGCCCCTGGTATTACAAGACTGGTGCTAGCGGGTCGTTCGCCGTTATCTGGTGGCCTGCTGGGTAATGGTTTCGAAGACGCCCTATCCAGCGGCGACGCAAGGTCCGGCTGGACCAACAGGGGCTACCGGAGCGACCGGCCCTCAAGGAGCTACTGGCGCAACAGGCGCTACGGGTCCACAGGGGGCAACCGGTGCTACCGGCGCGGCTGGGCCTCCTGGCCCGGCAGGCCCCGCATCGATCGGATCACCGACCAGCCGCACGCTATCCCTCGCGACTGCGTATCAGGCGACGGATAACACCAAGCCCGCGTTCGTGACGGTCAACCTGACCTCTACGGCATCGATCTCGCTAACCGGCGGCGCAACGAACACGGCCGATATCGTCATCGGATCCACGAATGCCGTGGCCTCTGGCACCGGAACCGTGATCGGCAAATATGCCAACAGCAACACTGGTGCGCTGACGATAGGCCTGAACCTCTCGACCATTTCGAGCGGCTCTTATTCGTTCATGCTGCCGACAGGTTGGTATTTCGCTGTCCGCCAGACCTCGGGTACGGTGACGGTTACCAGCGCCTTCGATCAGGTGATGGGATGAGCATTCTCCCACTCTACGGCAATCCGCCCAAGCGCGAGATAATCCAGATGGCGCGCGAGGAATGCGCGACGGCTGGCTATGAATTCGAGGAAACGCCCGAGGAGGAGGCGAGCGCCCTTCGCCGGCTGCAGGCGATGATGGCGGAATGGCTGGAAAACGAGGGTATCGATCTCGGCTTTTATTTTTCTCCGAACGGGTACGGATCGGGGACGGAAGGAAGCGGCATCCCGGCAGGCGCGGTCAACACGGTCGCGACATTCCTCGCCTTCCGGCTGGCCCCAAACATGGGCAAGAGCCTGTCTCCGGAGACGAAAGCCTCCCTCAATCGCTCGATGAACACGCTGATGGCGAAGTACAAGGCCATTCCGCAGATGGAGATGGGCCGCAACACGATCCGGGGCGCAGGTAATCGTCGTTACGTCAATCTCGGCACGCCGTTCTTTGCCGTCGATGTGTCGGATGACGAGATTGTCCAATAATGCCGCAAATCCCGCTTTTGTCAGGCATCCGCTCGACGCAACAGGCTGACTTCGCGGTAACCTACCCGATCAACCTCGAGCCCGTGCCGATGGATAACGGCATTTCCAAGGGCTATCTGCGCACGGCGGCTGGCGCGACAAGCTGGGTGGAGGGGCCGGGTAATGATCGCGGCGGGATAGTCTGGAAAGGCCAACTCTATCGAGTGATGGGAACCAAGCTCGTGCTGGTCACCCAGGCTGGGGTCGTGACGGTCCTTGGCGATGTGGGCGGTTCTGGCCCCGTGAGCATGACCTATGGCTTCGACAGGCTGGCTGTACGGTCGGGCACGAGCCTCTATTATTGGGACGGCGCGACACTCACGCAGGTAACCGATCCCGATCTCGGGCAATGCCTCGATGTGCTGTGGATGGACGGCTATTACGTGTCATCGGACGGGACAAGTATCATCGTCACGCAGCTTTCCGACCCGACCTCTATCGATCCGCTGAAATACGGCTCAGCCGAGTCAGACCCCGATATGATCACCGGCCTGATAAAACTGCGCAGCGAACTGTATGTGCTTGGCCAGAACACGATCGAAGTGTTCACCGATGTGGGGGGATCGGGATTTCCGTTTGCCCGGAGCGATGGCGCAACGATCCCGATCGGGTGCGTAGGACCGCAGGCAAAGACCCTGTTCGCGGAGAGCTTCGCCTTTGTCGGTTCGGCTCGCAACGACGCGCCGGGCATCTGGGTGGCGCAAGGCGGCAGCGCGCAGAAGATCAGCACGCGGGCTATCGATGATCTGTTGGCGATTGAGCCCAACCAGCCGGGTATTGCCCTGGAGCGCCGGGTAGCGCGCGATGAAGAGCGGTTGATCGTCCATCTTTCCGACAGATCGTTCGCGTACCTGCGTCGGGCCTCCGAAGCTGCTGGTGTTGAGGTCTGGCATGAGCTTCGGTCGGGGCAGGGAATGACGAAGGCCTATCGCCCTCGCAACATCGTCTATGCCTATGGCGAATGGGTCGTGGGCGACACCGAAAGCGGCATGATCGGCAAGCTTGACGACAGTGACGGGCGCCATTTCGGCGAAGCAGTCGGCTGGAGCTTCAATACGCAGCTCGTCTATAACGCGGCGAAAGGTGGCATCATCCATTCGCTTGAGATGATCGGATTGCCTGGCAGGGGTCAGGCTGGAGATGCGTCGGTGTTCTTCTCCTATACTGCCGATGGACAGCAATGGAGCATCGAGCGGGCGATCAGCCTAGGTGCTCCCAATGAGCGGGCCAAACGCATCCAGTTCCGCCCACACAAGCGCTTCAGCAATTATCTGGGGCTCCGTTTCAGGGGGGATAGTTCGGCCTTGGCAGGATGGTCCGCGCTGGAAGCAGAGATTGAAAGCCTCGCGGCATGACGACTCCCGTCACCCGTTGGGATTTGCAGCAATTGAAGGGCATCACGCCCAAGTTGCTGCGGTTCTTCGAAGACCTGTTCGCCAATGGGCAGAGTGCCGCGAGCGATGCGGCCGGCGCGGTAGCGGCTACCGGCGCGATTCAGGATGCTACGGTCCTGACCCTATCGTCGAATGCGGCATTCGATAATGAGCGCATCCTGACGGCTGGTGCTGGTATTACATTGCTGGATAGCGGGCCCGGCGGTCCATTGGTGATTTCCTCGAATGGTTCGGTGACGCTGGTCGGCGGCTTTACGCTGACATTCAACCTGCCGTCTGACGTGGTGCTTGATCTACCCTCATCGGGCCGCGTCCCAAGCTCATCGGACGGCCCATATGCGGACGATACTGCCGCTGCTGCTGCTGGGGTAGAAATCGGAGAGTGGTACGCCAAGCCATCAGGCGTTGTTTCTTGGCGCCAAGTTTAGTATGAATCGAGGATCGGCGAGCGTTCCTGGCAGTCCGCTCAACCGACCCTCTAACGGCATTGGAGTGCCGCTATGCTCAGCAATAAAGATTTCAAAAGATTTTTGAACAAGATTGATACGAGTCCCGGCCACGGCCCCCACGGGGACTGCTGGATATGGCGGAATATCAAGGAAAATAGCTACGGTTCGTTCTGGCTGAACGGGCGGATGCTAAGGGCCATGCACCTCGTTCTAGACATGGAGGGCCAGCCACGGCCGGAAGGCTTAATTTGCCTCCATAGCTGTGACAACCGGCGATGTGTGAATCCTGCCCATTTGCGCTGGGGAACCTACCAAGATAATTCAGATGATGCGGTTTCGCGCAGTCGATATCCGAAGGGGCGCAAGCCAGCGAATGCGCTCTATGATGACAACATTCTGTCTGCCGTGCGAACTTCATCGGAAGGCGCAGGAGTATTGTCGCTTCGGCTCGGCGTGAGCAAAGATGTCATTTACACCGCGTGGGAAAAGTGCGGCATAAGGCCGAAACGGGGCGTTTTACCCACTGTCGATAGAGAATTATTTGAGTTCGTGCGGGCCGCATCTTGCGGCGCCCCGCTTACCATGACCCTGCGTGATATTGCCGCGCGGATGGGCAAGCATCACCCTCAATTATCGGTGGCGATGCGTCGCCTTATAGCGGCTGGACACATCACTATAGTGGGCAAGGTTTCACGCGTAACTCAGTTCGCCGCGCTTGGTGATGGTCCGCCCATCCCGACACGTGTTGCGCAAGTCTGATGTTGACGGCTGCCTAAAAAACAGGCACACAAGGTTTATCGGCAGCTGATCGCCTGCGCCGGGGCACCCCTAGTCCTTGAGGACTGGCATGGTGCGCCGAGAAACAGAGCCGACCCTCCTTAATCGCATCTCGAATGACCCGAGCGTCTACCCGACGCTGTCGGCCCGTTACGGCGTCGGCAAGGAAATCGACTGGAGCAGCATTTTCCCCATGGCGCAGACGGGCTGCGTTGCGCTGTCGAACGGAGACGATGCATTTCAGGTCTACGAACTGAAGGCTGATCGGGTCTGGGAAGTATTCACCGCATTCGTCGGCACGTGCCGGGGCAAGCGTGCGCTGGAGACCGGCCGCGCATTCCGTGACTGGATGGAGCCGCACGCCGACCTGATTTTCGGCTCGATCCCGAACAGCCTCCCGCAAGCGAAGATTTTCTACACGAGGCTTGGTGGCGAGCGTGTTCCTTATGTCGATGCGGGTGACGATCGGTATATCGCCAACGATGACGAAGAACTGTTCGCCTGGAGGGTCCACTAATGGCCTCTCTCCTCGGGGCAGTCATCGGCGGCAAGGGCGCGAAGAAAGCCGCTCAGCAGCAGGCTGCTGCCTATCAGCAGGGCATTGACGAGCAGCGGCGCGAGTTCGACGCGAGCCAGCAGCGATTCCAGCCATACAGCGATTTCGGTCTCGCCTCGATGGGCAGCCTGAGCGATCTGCTCGGGCTCAATGGTGGTGACAAGCAGGGCACGGCGATCGATGCGCTGAAATCCTCACCGGGGTTCACATCGCGCTACAATACGGGCGCTGACACGATCCTCCAGAACGCGGCGGCCACCGGCGGCTTGCGCGGCGGCAATACGCAGAACAGCCTAGCCAATTTCGGGTCGAACCTGCTGGGCGATGTGTACAACCAGCAAGTCGGCAACCTGACCAACGGCGTCGGGATCGGCTCCGGGACCGTTACTACACTCGGCAATCTCGGCCAGAGCAATGCCAACAGCATTTCGCAGCTTCTTGGCCAGCAGGGCGGCGCTCAAGCGGCAGGAACGCTCGGGCAGGCCAATGCTTGGACCAATGCTATCAGCGACATGCAGAAGCAACTACTGGCGGCGTTATCGGGCGGTGGCGGCTTCTAGTGGCTTGGGAAGACCTCCTTCAGAGGCCGGGCCAATCCGATGGCGTGGCCGATTTTCTGCTGAACTCGCTCAACAGCGCGAGTAATCGCCGACAGAACGACGCGCAGACGCAGCTCATCAACACCCAGCTCCAGCAAAAGCAGCAGGCCGCCAGTCGCGACCAGCAGTTTCAGCAGGCGTGGGCATCCTATACCAAGAATCCCACGCCTCAGGCGCTAATCGATCTTCAGGGGCAATTCCCAGAGAAATCCGACGCGCTCAACCAAATTTGGAAAGCCAAGGACCAGGCGCAGAAGTCCGCTGATTTCGGCTATCTCGGCAGCGTCTATTCAGCCTTCCAGAACAAGCGGCCCGACCTTGCGATCAACTTGCTCCAGCAACGCCGTGACGCCGATGCGAAAGCCGGGCTCGACACGTCGGTTGATGACGACTGGATCAAGGCCGTCACGAGTGGCGACCAGAACGCGATCAAGTACGTTCAGGGGTCGGTTCTCGCCCACCTTGGCGCGGCCGATCCGGAGGGCTTCGCCAAGAATTACGGCGTGGTCGACAAATCGAAGCCTTTCGATAGCAAGGTCGTCGGTCCGAGCATTGGTCACTACGAAGATGGGCCAGATGGAAAGCCTAAGTGGGTTGTCGATTACACGGCGCCCCAGCTTCGCAGCGTTGGTCAGGGCGATACGCTCGTTTCAGTGGGAGGAGGTGGTCAAGCATCTGGCGCTCCGGGGACTGGCGCGTCCGGTCCCCGACGTGTCGGCGGGTATACGCCTCGGGGTGGTGAAAACAGCGATGCGGCGCTTGCGGGGAAATATGGCGCCATCAAGCAAGTGGCAGGGTTTGATCCTGATACGCCACTCGGCAGCGTAGCTGATGCTGACAAGCTCGCAACGGCAATTATCGCATCTGAGGGCAAGCCTGCCGCAAAGAACAATGTCGGCAATATCGAGGATGGCGCGTTCGCGCGAAGCCAGCCCGGCTATTCCGGCAAGGACGGACGCTGGGCGACTTTCGATACGACCGCGAATGGCGCTAATGCCGTCCGCAATCTGATCCGTCGCAAGTACGCGAACGGATTCTCTACAGTACGGGATGTGATTGAGGGCAAGGTCGTCGGCGGCGATGCTGGCGCTGCTCCTCAGGCCGGCGGCGCTACGGTTGTAGCTACGGGCGCTCCTAAGCAGCAATACCAGCTTCTCACGCCGCAGGAGACGCAGGGGCTCGGGCTTGATCCGAATGTCAAGTACCAGCGCGCACCCGATGGCCAAATTACGGCTCTTGGTGGCCAATCTAAGGCGCAGTTGAAGCCCATCCCGCAGGCTGCCGCCAAGGACATTATCGAGAACCGCAAATCGCTGCGCAACATCGACACCGCGCTGAATGAGATTGCCAAATACCCCAATGGCATTGGCCCTACGACCGGCATGTTGGGGAATTGGGTTTCGCAGCTTCATGATCCCGATGGTGTCCAAGTGCGGTCGGCCGTGTCGAATATCGGCAGCCTCATCATCCATGATCGCTCTGGTGCTGCTGTCACGGTTTCGGAAACGCCGCGCCTGCTCCCCTTCATTCCGCTCGTGACCGATCCACCTAAAGTGGCGAAAGAAAAGCTCGCTCGTCTCCGCGCTGAGATCGGCGCGATGAACGACGATTACGAAGCCCAGTATAGCGAGGATCAGGGATACCGTCCTTTCAAGGGCGCCGATGCATCGAGCGGTGGGATGCCGCGTCCGCGCTCGATCCAGGAGGCGAGAAAGCTCCCTCCAGGCACGAAGTTCATTGACCCTAACGGCGTCGTGAGAACGCGCTGATGGCTCAGCGCCGCCCTTGGGACGAGTTCGCCCCGGTCACCGCTCCGGCGCCGGATGCGTCTGGTGCACCCGCAGCCGCCGGCAGCGATTGGGGGCAATTCAGCCAACGTGGCTCTGTCTCGGTCGATCCGGTGCCCGAGGCTCCCGTTACCCCGCAATCACCAACACTGAACGGCGCTGGCGGCCCGGCACAGATCATCGCCGCGCCGAAAGACATGTTCTTTGGTGACCAAGGCGGCGCAAATGCTCGGAATGGTCGCCCCAACCTTCGCCTGACTCCGGAGCAGGAATCGCAGGTTGCCCATATTCTTTCAACAGCCCCGATTGATCAGGCTGCCGATCAGGCACGTGCGTATCTCAGGTCTGTAGGCTGGCAGGGAGCCAATGGCGACAATTTCGACAATGTGATCGCCGCTCGCCGCAAGACGGGCAAGGTCAATGAGCAATTCCATTACGCCAAGCCTGACTATGCTCCTAGCGCCGTCGGTGCTGCGGCTGAGGGGACGGCAGAGGGCGCGAGTGTTGGCGCTGCGCCGAAGCTCTATGCTGCGCTGAACGCCAGCGGGAAGGCGCTGGGGCTGGGGGGCGGGAACGACCCTGGGTATGACCCGACCGACTACGGCAGCTTCAGCAACAACTACAACGCCTATCTCGATCAATACGAGGGGCACCGTGAAGCAGATGTAGGCGAGCATCCATATATCTATATGGGCGGCCAACTCGCTGGCGGCCTTGCATTGCCATCGGGGGTTTCCGGAGCCGCCCGCACCGCTGCCTTGGATGCCGGAAGGGCTGCGCTGCGGTCGGGCGCCACTCAGGAAGAGGCACGCATTGCGGCACAGATCGCTGGGCTAAAGGCGTTCGGCAATCGCGGCGCGATCGAGGGCGCAGGATATGGGGGTGGCTATGGAGCGCTCTCGTCCGATACCCCGCAAGACGCGATCAAGAACGGGTTAGCAGGCGCGGCGTTGGGTGCCGCAGCTGGCAGGGGCGCTGGCGAGCTAGGCCGCCTCGGGTCGCCATCGCTACCGGCTGCTGTTCGCAATGCTCCTGCTGAACTGACAGCCGGCCAACAGACCATGGCTGCGGCCGATCGGCTGGGTTCGCAATACCTGCCCGAAGGCCAGAACTTCGACCTTCTGCCAGCGGACGTTGGCGGCCCCATGACGCGCCGCGCTACTTCGATGATGGCGCAGACGATGGTCGGTGGATCGCCGATCAAATCTGCCAGCACCCGGCTGCTCGATCGCGGCAAGGAGGTTCTTGGCGGGATCGCGGATAGCGCAGGCTATCCGACCGATCCCGAGGCTGCTGGCGTTAGCGCGGCAGATAGCGCGCGCAATTGGATCTCAAGAAGCTCAAGCCGCATCGGCAAAATCTACGATACCGCGAATGACATGTCGAAGGGCGCGCAAGTGGACTTGCCCGGCGCCAAATCGATGGTCGATGATCAGATCGCGCGGCTCCAAGCTGTGCCTGGAGCCAATGATCCTGCTTCGCCCGCTGGCAAATCCCTGATCGAAGCGCAAACGCTTCGGCGGTCACTCGACGGCAAGTACGGTGTCCAGGGAATCCGCGACATGCGGACAGAAATGTTCGTTTCTCCCGACTTCAGGGGGACGCCTGCCGAAGCTCGCATGAAGTCCGTCGTCAATGCCGCGTCACAAGACATTGAAAGCGGTCTGCGCGCCCAAGGAATGGGGAAAGCGGCGGATGCGTTTCGCGCTGCTGACGATCAGTGGAAAGCGCGTCTCGACCTGATCGACAACACGATTGAGCCAATCATCGGCAAGGCCAGCTCGCCTAAGAGCGGCGAACAGGTCATGGGCGCGATCGATGCTGCGGCGCGAGGAAATCAGAAGAAGCTTACCGACTTCCTGAATACGCTCGGCCCTGAAGAGCGTGGCATGGTGACGGGCACGATCATCAACCGGCTGGGAATGCGCGCCAGCAACAATGCGGAAGATGGCGCCTTCTCCTTCGACACGTTTCTGACGAACTGGAACAAGCTAGGCGCTCGCGCCAAGCGCGAGATGTTCGGACCCGAGACGAAGGCCGCCTTGGACGACCTCGCGACGGTCGGGGGCGGCATCAAAGAAGCGCAGTCCTACGCGAACCGCTCGAATACGGGGGGTGTGATCGCGAACGGCGCGACGCTGGGGGCAGGGCTGATGGGCCTGCCTACTCTCGTCGTCACAGTTGGTAGCCAATATGGCCTGGGTCGCTTGCTCGCATCGCCTCGTTTCGCGCGCTGGCTTGCGAGGACGCCCAAGGCCCCTGCTGCACAATCGGCATGGGTCGGGAAGCTCGGCAAGATCGCTCGGGCAGAACCGGCTTTGGCCCCCGACATTTTCGGCCTTCAGCGCCGCCTATCGGAGGCATTCTCCGGCACTGTCCCGCTGAGAGCAGCCGCTGATCAGGATTCTCAGGAACCCGTCATATCCAATGGGCAGGGCGCTCAGGATCAATCCCAATACGAGGGCGCGCAGCCATGATCGCATCCGAGAGGAATAGCTGACATGCAGAAGGTCGGCAATCCTATCCCATTATTCTTCGACACGCGCGGGCTGCTGCTTGACGGCGGTAATATCTACATCGGCGAGGTTGATGCGGACCCTCAGGTTTCGCCTATCACGGTCTATTCCGATGAAGCGCTGACGATCCCCCTGACGCAGCCCATCAAGACAGTGGGCGGGTTCGCGGTAAATGGGGTGACGCCGATCTTCATGTTCATTGTGGAGGATGATTATTCGCAGCGTGTCACCGATAACACCGGGGCGCTCGTCAGCTATTCGCCTTCGGTCTATGCGGACACGGCGGCATTCCAGCCAGCCAGTTCGATCCTCGATACCTTGGTCGCGAATGGCGCGCCCACGGCATATGGCCTGACCTACCTCAAGTTGGCGAACTACGCCGCATGGAAGGCCGCTAACAGCGTCCCTGACTACCTTCAGCTCACCGGCGGCACGATGACCGGAGAAACTACGCATCAGGGCGCTGGCGTCGAAACCTATTGGAGCGACGCCACGATGACGAGTGGCAAGCTGTTCTTCACCGACAGCACTGGAACCGACCCTACGGCCTCGCCGGGCCAAATCTGGTTCAAGGGGGTCGTGTAATGCTGAATGTCCGCACCTCCGGAGGGTTGAAGGAAATCGGGGAGGTTTGGCTACGCACAAGCGGGGGCCTGAAGCAGATAGGCGAAATATGGGTGCGCACAGCCTCGGGGCTAAAACAGGTTTTCGGCGCATTCGTTGCGGCGGCGGCGCCGGGGCACGTATCCGGCTCTACTTCCAGCCATGGGGCAGCGACGGTTGCAACCGGATACACCGCAGTCACGGTGACCCCGCCGGGCGCAGCTAGTTATTCGTGGTCATCCCCTGACGCGGGATGGTCGGCGATCAGCCCAACATCCTCAATAACGCAGTTTCGTTATGTCGGCCTCGGCCCCGGCGAAATCCTGTCCACCACATTCACCTGCACCGTCACGCGAGGAGCCGCGACCTCGTCTCCCACTGTGACTGCTACCGTCCAAAATTACGGGACCGCATAAATGGCAACGCGATATCAGGGCACCGAATACGACGCGAACAATGCCATCGTTCCCGGCGCGTCTATCTATGTCCTCGATCGAACCGGCGCCGACTTGCAAGCGCTCACCGACGATATGGGTAACTCGCTTCCTAACCCTATCACAAGCGATGACCTTGGGACCTATTATTTCAACGTAGCAATCCCTGACGTGTACTTCCTGCGCCATTTCTACAATGGCCGGGAGCAGCTTCGGGAGTTCGTGCCCGTTGGCGTGGCATCGGATGCGGTGTTCAAGGGGGATGCTGCAACGATCGACCCTGGAACCGTCACCACGCTTTCGGCAGGAAGCCCCGCAACGGTGACCAATGTCGGCACGGAGAATGCCGCGATCTTTGACTTCGGTATTCCGGCGGGGCCTGCCGGAAGCGCGGCAACCGTCGCGGTTAATTCCACAACGACCCTAGCTTCGGGGTCGTCGGCGACCGTCACCAATAGCGGGACAAGCAGCGCTGCATTGCTCAACTTCGGCATTCCCGCTGGCCCACAAGGCCCCGCAGCGCCGACTACGCAGCAGTTCCTTAACATGTATAACGTGCTGGCGACTACCACAGCTCGCGCCCGCCCATATCTCACGCCGCTTGTCACTGGTTCAGCGGTCGGGGCATTTGCGTTCACGTTCGCCAATCCCTTCACGTCTCAGACCATCATTCGGCGCATTCGGGTAGGAAAGAGCGTCAGCGGATCGGCGACGGTCAAGATGTTCCGCGCCTCGCGCTCGGGCAACAACATCACGCCGCTCGATAGCAATTTCGCCATTGCCACGGTGACGGGCACCGGTTCGGGCACAACCGCTCCCGTTTCGGCCGACGTTATCGACCAGAACGGCAACAACGGCATGCAATTCGCGGTCGGTGACCTTTTGGGGTTCATCGTTACTGCGAACGCCTTCGACTTCAACACCCCAACGACGGGTGACGAGGGGGGCTATTACGGCCTCTCAGGCGGCACGAGCACGACCTATACTGCCTCGGGCCTGACGACCAACGTTCGCCTTCAGATCAGCTTTGAGGGTGATAATCTTTCCGACGTTCCCGCGCCCCTGATCCGGGTCAACCTCAACACCGTCGATCGTGTTGGCGTAGTGGCGGACAGCTTTTGGGCATCGGCATTCGTGCTTCAGGACAAGGCGCCGATCTCGGACATTTCGTCGCTTACGGACTGGAATTTCGAGAACTACGCGCTTTCGGGATCGGAGCACGTCGGCGAAGCGAGTGGCGTTCAATCTCGCTACAACGCCATTCGCGCCAGCACGGCACTCTACGGGACGCTGGCATATCCGGCGTACAAGGCGACCTACGCCCTTGTTGCGCTTGGCACCAACGATTCTCTTCAGAGCGTTTCCGTCAACACCGTCATGGACAGCGATGCGCGCGTAGTCGAGGAGACTGTGCGTGGCCTCGGGGCTGTGCCGATCGTCTCGTCCAACCATCCCGATCCGACGCAATGGGGTTTCGGGCAGTCGGCAATCTACAAGTCGATCGCCGAGCAATACGGCGGCTATTTCCTGAACAACCAACAGTACGCCAAGCGGCTGGGTCAGAAGCAGATGACCTTCAGCAACAACCTGTGGCTTGCTGGTCATCCAGGCATGCGGGCCAACAAGTTCTTCCTGACCTCGGTAACCGAGATGCTGGACAGCCTCGGCCGCCCCCGTTCATCGTGCAAGATTTTCCGGCCGCGCCCCGGCGTTACGATCTCGACTATTGCGGATATCTATTATCGCGACGATCGCCGTGATTTCTACCGCTGCAAGGTGTGGAAGGAGATTTCCACCGGACACTACGCCTTGGTTTCCGGATCAAGTGCCAAATGGGATCGCGTCAGCACGCTGGCCCCGAGCGACTATGGCGCCGTCACCAGCGAATACCTGACGCTCATGGCGGGGTCATCGCTGGCGTTCACCGATTACGCGTTGATCGAGTTCGTGGCTCCCCACACCGCCAAGCATTGCGCATCGGCTGTGTTCCAGATGAACGATGTGGGCGCGACCGTCTACATCCCGAACAACCTTGGCGGCTCCTACTCCACGACGGGACCGACCGGGGCTTGGACTGCCGTCACGGGCTCGTCAGGCGTTTTCACCATCTCGGCCAGCCAGCTTCAGCAGGGCATGCGCTTCGACAAACTGCCGGTCCTGATCGTCAAGTCTGGTGCGTTCAACCTGACGCAACTTCCTGAACTGCGCTACGCGGCGAACGGGCCAGCCAAGCCGCAACCCGCCATCCGCGACGTGCGCCGTAGGGCGAAGGGCACGCAGCTTCTCAGCAATCCAAGTTTTCCAACCAGCGGCTCACCGACCGGATGGACAACGTCGGGAACCGTCACGACCTTCACACCGGTAGACCCGATCCCAGGGACTACCGGTGGCGTCCAACTAGTAGCGGGGGCGAGCATTTCAGCCAATGTGACCGTTGCACCGAACGCCTATGAAGATCAGGTGATCGAGGTCCGCGTGGTCGCTCGCAAGCAAGTGGCCGATTACGATCCCGCTGGCGGCTATCCGGGCACGTCGCCTGTCACCTCGGATACGTTCGATTTCTCGCGCGTGTTCTGCTCTGTCGGTGTCCCGGCGGGCAATCCCAAGCAATGGGAACCGGTCGGGATGGGGTGGATGGAGATTGTTTTCCGTTCCGTCGTTCCGACCGCCTCTCCCGGCACAACTCCCGTCACCACGCAGGCAATCACGGTGACGGCGGACACCGAAGTCATCGAGATCGCGGAAGTTCGTGCCGCGATGCTGGACGGCTAATGACAGAGCTCGCTCAGCCTCTCGCGCCAGACCGCTTTGGCGGCGGCATCCAGATGTACGCCATCAATCGTATGCCCCATGACGTTGAATGGGGCCAGCGTTGGGCGATGCAGCGACACGATCGCTTGGCGCACCTCTACGATCTTGGTGGGGTCGAAATAGGCGGTCCCGAATTGGCCTTTGCTATCGGGCATGAGCGGCAAGACATAACTGGCGCCCCCTACGTCTGCATCGATCGTGCGGAAGGATTCGGCGAGGTTCGGGTTGTCGCGCGTCCACTGAGCATCGTTCACGCCGACAGCGATAATCGTCAGCTTGGGCTTGAGCGTCTGCGCGAGTTGCGCGGCCATGCCATTGAAATCTTCGACACCAGCACCGGAGACACCGGCGGTGAACACCGGCAGCCCGCACAGGCGATCGACCGGGGCACGTTCGGTCAGACTGTCGCCGATCAACAGTACGCCGCCCTTGGGGGCACTCTGCGCCTGATCGAGCAGGACGCCCTTCCGGATGGCCGCATACCCGCTTTCTCCGGGCTGTGCCTGGGAGCGCCACAGCCCCGCGCCAATGCCGAGCACGGCCAACAGGATCAAGACACCTCGCACCGACAGCGCGGCCTAATACGTAAGCGAGCTGGTGGCGTGCAGGATAGCAAGAAACCCGAAGAATGTGACGAACACGGCGATGACCGTAATCCACACTCGCTTGGCCTGCATCAGTCGTCTCCCCTGCATTCGCAGGGCTTAATCCCTTCAACCAAGGAGAACAACCATGACCTATGACGATGGACAGAATGCCCCGCCGCCTCCGGCTCCGAGCCCGACGCCGACTCCCACCCCTACGCCGACCTCTCCTAAGGGCAGCTAGGCGTGCACCCCGCGCTCGCGCTCTGGTATGCCGTGATGGTGTTCGTCGTCGTCCCCACGATGCTGTGGGGACGCAGCGGCGTCGCGACTATCATTGCGGGCGCGTGGCTGGGTGGGCAAGTGGCGGCCATCACTGGAGCACCGCTGCTTCCCACCCAGTTCGTCTGCCACGTTTTCGCGATCGTGCTGGTACTGGGTAACGCGACCAAGGCGTCAGCGCTGCTTGCCGGCGCTCTGTTCATTCCACGCGCGCTGAACGACGCATTCAACCTGTCGGGTGCGATCGACCCATGGCTATCGTGGTGGACCGATTACTGGTTCGCGTGCGCGCAACTGATCTTCCTTCTCGCAAGCATCGAATGGCCGGTGCTCAAATCAAACATAGCGAACGGGTTTAGCGGCATTGGCTTGCCGAGGCTCGATCTCATGGTGGGATACCGTGGATGAGCGACACAACACCGATCGAGTGGATTCGTGGCTGGATCAGCACGGGCGCCCTGATCGGGCTTCTCACTCTGGCGTCCCGCCTGTGGCTGCAAAACCGCAAGCTCTCGATGCAGGCCAAGATCGAGGACCGGCAGGGGTTCGGCACGCTGATCGACAGCATGTCGGCAGAGGTGCGGCGACTGTCGGAGCGCGTCGCGGAATTGGAGCGCGGCAAGGAACACGATCACAAACTGATCATCGAATTGCTCGCCCAGCTCAACCGCAATCAGGCCGTGGCGATCCTCGCATCACAGAACGTTTCGGACGAACTCAGGCCCGCGCTGGAGGCGGCGATGGGCAGTAGGGCAGGGGCACCGCAATGACTTGGAAATACGACCAGAGCGCAGGCAAGATGTATCACGATGGCGTGTTCGTGGCGGACGGCTATTCCGGCCACGGGGCAGGGGTGAATAACCCGGCTCGGCAGAACGAACAGAAGGTTGGGCCAATTCCGCGCGGCATGTGGAAGATGATCGACATGCGCGACAGCCCGAACACCGGGCCGAAGTCGATCATCCTTCATGCGGTCGATGCGACACCGGGAGATGACCGCCACGACCCGACCGGGCGAGGAGCCTTTCGTATCCACGGCGATAATTCGCAGGGCAATCGCTCGGCAAGCGAGGGCTGCATCATCCTTCCGCGACCCGTCCGGCAGCGCATGTGGGACAGCGGGGACCGCGATCTGGAGGTGGTGGAGTGACCGTCATATCGTTAGCCGACGCCCGTAAAGAGCGCCAGCCTGCATGGGAGGGTCCGTGCATCTGTATCGGCTGCCGCCACGAATGGCACGGCGTGGGCGAGATGGGGTTCAATACCGGTCTTGAATGCCCTGAATGTCATCTACCCAAAGGCGTCACGAAATGGCCCTTCGGCTGCAAAGACGGCGATCATGATTTCCGGTGCAACTGCGGTTGCGAAGCTATGGCGGTCTATAAGCGCGGGATCGATGGGCGCTTCATCACGCGATGCATGGGCTGCGGACACGACCAAACCGCAGCGATCTACGGAGACGTGTGATGACCCTCAACTTCCTCAAGGGCCCGAACAACCAGCATCTTGAGCTGTCCCGCATGCTGTGGGGGCTGTCGGTGTTGTGCGGGCTCGGGTTCGCCGGCTGGCACCTGTACCTCAACCACGCCTTCAGCATTATCGAGTTCGGTACCGGCATGGGCCTTCTGCTCGCTGGCGGCGGGGGTGCGACTGCGTTGAAGGATCAAGGTGTGGCGAACGCTGCGGCCACGACAGCGGGGGCGGCGCAATGACCTTTCTCCTGTCTGCCCTAGGCTGGCTCAAGTTGGTGCCAAAGCCCGTTTGGTACGCGCTCGGCATCGTCGCCGCGCTACTGATGCTTTGGCATATGCATAGCGGATGGGAGAAGGACTCCTACAACGCCGCGTACAATGCTGGATGGGAAAAGCAAAAGGTCCAGACCGACAACGAGGTGCGAAAGAACACAATCAACTTGACCTCGATCGGCAAACTGACAGCCGCATTGAACGACAAGAACGCGGAGAGTGAGGCGAGAGCCAAGGCGTTCGCTGACGTGAAGACGCAGGATGCCGCGACGATCGCTGACATGGATAAGCGCGCCAAGGCCGATGCAAGCCGCCTGGAGACGTTGCGCAAACTGGCGGCTGATCTGCCGGACCAGCCCGGCTGTCGCGTCCCTGCGGCTCTGAGTGCCAATCTGGAGGGGTTGTGATGAGACTTGCCATCCTGTTTCCGCTCGCGCTGGTTGCCGGCTGCGGTACTGGTGTTGTTCCGCCTCCCGCTGTCGAGGTCCGCACAGTCACCAAGACCGTCGAGACGCAACGCCCGTGTCCAGTGACGCAACCCGCTCGCCCGCCTCGTCTCGCCAAGCCATTACCGACAGATGCCGTAAAGCTCGCAGCTACGTTGGGCGCTAAACTGGCGGAATATACCGCACCGGGCGCGTGGGCTGATCGGATGGAAGCGGCTCTGAGCGAATGCACCAAGCCCTAGGTTACCGTGGACACGAGGCTAGTAACGACTCAAGCAGACGCCCACGGCAGGGTTAGGGGTGCCCGTGCGTTTCCTACATCGCAATAGGCGGTAATGCGTTCATGGCACGGCGGAATAACTCCTTGGATCGTACGGCATGGGCTTCCGACCGGCGCGCCACAGGAGGTGCAGCGCACGGCTTGAAACTTCTCGTCCGTCGCCGCCCTCAGAAAAGGCGGTGTGTCCGGCAACGGCGCCCAAAGTATCGGCCAGTTGTCCGGCGCCGGGCTAAGTCCGAATGGACCCAAAAGGATAGTTCCCAATCCGCGCGCCGCTGTTCGTACCGTGCCATCGCGAAGAACGACGATGATTTCGTCTCGACTCTCTCCCGGAAGGGTTTCGATCGGTTTCCACTCCATGTGTTGCACCTTACTCCTTTCCTCTACCGAACGCAACTTGACGGGGAGGGGGTTTTCTGTTAGCGATGGTGTTGCTAGTGTGATCCGGTGAAGGCCGGGGTAGGTCTGGCACCATGGCTGTGGCAGGGCCAACCACTCTGCGATCGTTCCCCGGGATCACGGGTGACAGGTGCACGAGGTCCGAATGGTCGGACGCGATACGCAGGCGCCACAGCCACTTCCCTTGTTGGATTCGCGCCGGCAAGCCGCCCGCATGAAATACGAACCCGACCCAGATTTCGGCATCCCCATCGGTCTCCCTCCCGAGATGATGCCAGATATACCCCGTATTAGAACGGCAAAGGAGGATGGAGAAGCTATCTACTTTGCGATGGCGAAGGCGGGAAAGCGGGAGAGGCGGCGTTAGGCGTGACTTGCTGCAGCAATCCCAAGGGCGAACAAGCCGACGCCTATGCCGGATGCGAGGATCGCGCAGAGGGAAACCGCCAGATCGGTGGGCTCTTGTGGTGAGCGCCGCCGCCAAAATAGGATAAATAAGGTCCATGCCATTATATTGATAATAAGGCCACCAAAGATTTCAGCCCAGATCATATATCCTCCTAGCCTATCTCAGGCGCGGGAATTTCAACCAACTTGCCACCAATCATCTGATGGGCGCTGATGATGCGTCGCCGTTCCTCCGTGGTGACGCCGCCCACGGTTTGACGAATGACGACCTCATCACCTTCGCGACGGACATCTTTGACGACAACTTTCTGCATGGTTTGATCCTAGCCTATCTCAGGGATTGGGAGAGACAGTGGGGTTAGGCAAAAGCCTGTAGCGCGGGATTGCCCTTCAGGCGCTCGTCACTGGTGACAACAGATAACCCGCATTTCGAACACTCCCAGCGCCATTGAACTGGCATCGATGTGTAACAAACGCCGGTGTTCTTACGCATCACGCCACCACAATCTTTGTGGATCACGCTCATCACCATCCCCTCCTCACCCAATGTATAGCAGCCCAAGGTTGGGCGCGTCCTTCGGACCGGGCTACCCATGAACGGAGCCGCAAGCGTCTCCGCCTTCGGTGGGTATCCCTCGCGCGGGCCATCTAGATACCTTCGTGTAGTAGTAAGAATCTCCCGACCAGCTCCCTTGGGGATCAACATGGTTTAGAGCTAAGCAGGCCGCCTCGTACTCCGATGCCCATTGGATATTTTGAGCCTCGATTTCCTCAGCGTTTGGCTTTCGAGTAAATGCCGCCCCTCGGACGCGCGGGTCCGAGGGATGGACAGTGCCCGGTAGCCAAGAACCGTCATCCGTCCTATAGGCGTATGATGAGGCTATTCTAAACTTCGGCTTCTTTTCAACATCTCGCTGAGCTTCCACGGCAGCAAGCTTGACTGCCTTCTTGGCATCTTCTTCCGATAGACAATAGCGGATCGGCGTCTCCTCCCGATCGCTATACTCTCCGGTCGATCGCACGATCACCCATAAGTCTGGCGTCAGATCATTCGTCATATCACCTCCATACGCGATAGCGATCGCAGCGCGAAGCGGCGAGACAACTTGTTGGCTCGACCGTAGGCAAGAGCGCGGGCCGCAAGGCATCGCACAACCACTATTCCCCACCAATCGGAAGGGAACGGATAGCAGCGGCTGCGTGCTCGATCGTATCATGGTCGTCCCAAAGCAAACCCTCGACCACCCTCGACGACCCTCGCACAAGCCTCTCTGACCCTCTCGGCAGTTGTTTGCGTTTTCTGCAAAGAAGTCGCCTCGGCCGCGATACGATGGCGGGCGAAGGCTTGGACGATGCGCTCCGTGGCGGCCGAGCTGCCGCCGCTGATTGAGCGGACGAGATCATTCGCCGCGTCGACGTCAGCCTGCGTCACCTCCACTATAGATAGATCAGACATTGGCGGGGTCCTTTAACCTGGCAGCTATTTGCAACCCGAGCGGTGTCAGATGCGCGCAGGGATATGAGACCAGCCCTTCGCCGCGAGCATAGCTGTGGTGCGTCAATTGGGCGAAAATCCACGGCTCGATCTGGACTCTCTCCATCGCCAATGCCGACACGCTTTCTCGATGATTGAGCAGTCGCGGTCGCCCGTCATCGGGAAGGGAAAGAACCAGGGCTCGCTGCGCACGTGAAAGGCGTTTTATGATCAGCGCGGCATCCATCACTCTTCCCCTGGTATCCCCGAGCAATTTGCGTTTTCTGCAATTTGCTCCCCTGGCGCTACGTCGAGCATGGCGGCGGGAGGGGCTGGTCTAGGCATCCAGTGGGTTGGCCAGCGCGGAAGATCGGCTGCGGTCAATTCCCCGTGCTGCCGTAGCTTGCCGCGAGGACCGAACGACAAGTCTGCCATTCGATAGCCGCCAAATCGGCTCGGCACCCAAGCGTCGAATTTCGTCCCGTCTTTCGGCGCCGTCTCGATCGGTCTCCACCCCTCTGGCTGCTGTGCAAAGGCAGCAAGGTGATGGAGCAGCGTGGCTGCTTCACCGATCAGCGTGTCTTGCGTCGCCGGGTCATCCTCCGAAAGCAGAGCCTCGGTAAAGTCGCCCAGCGTCTTGAACCGACCGCCTGTGGCGATCTTCACGGCCTCCCGCGCCCGTTCAGCATCATCCTTCATGGGGTGTTCCTAGTGTTGCGAGGGCGGCTTTCAGGCGCGAATGAGATGGATCGACGTGGCCGATGTGCAGTCGTGTGAACTCCTCCATGCCCACGCTGAAATCCAGTTCATCCAGCCGGTCGCAGAGAAAGCGGGCTTCCCTCAGCGCCTCCCGTACATCCCCCTGCGCGGTGGCGGGGGTGGAGAGGGCAAGGCGCTCGATCGCGTCGGCAGCTTCACGCATCAGCGTGGCGCGATCGTTGGTATCCGCCCAGCCCGTCTCTTTCTTCGTCTGGCGGTCCTGTATTTCGGCACTCGCGCGAAGCTGGTGAACAATGATGATCCGGCTATGCACATCGGTCACGTCGTCGGCGAACCGCTCAAGGCCCGCCCCTTCAACGGGGGTCAGCGCGAGGATGGCGTCTGCGATCGGGCGAGCTTCGGGCAGGTACAGCATCCAAAGCGGATAGTCAGCCGGATCGCCTAGCGGGGTGGCCGCTGCCGTGAGCGCGTCAGGGTCTTCGCCGAAGTGCTTGCACAGCGCGCGAGCAACTATCTCGCTTGCCGCTTCCCGCCGCCCTCCCTCTACTACGGGAGGCGTCATGGCAGCGATCTGTTTGGCAATGCGTCGATAGTCAGCTGCAATGTCGCCGTGCGTCGTCCACATGCTGCCCGGCGCCCAATCCTTTGCCTGCGTCTTGGGGTCGCGCTTCCAGCCCGGCCGCCGTTCATCCGCTGCCCGTTGCAGTTCGTCGTGTCGGTCAGCTAGACGTTCCAGGTATTCGGCCGGAATGGCGCAGCCCGTCATCCAGCCCGGATGCTTGGCCTCGATCTCTTCATCGATCGCGACCATTCGCGCGAGAGGCGGGGATTGCAGGGCGGCGAGGATTGCGTCTATTTCGTGGGCCGCACCTGATCGAGAGATGCGTTTTGCGCCCGTATCGATTAGCCTGTCGCGTAGTCGGACTAGTCTCTGCACGAACCAGCCGCCTACTTCAGACGGGGAGCACAAGGCAACGCGAACAGCTTTGCCGAACGTGGTGAGAATGCCGGAAACAGGGTCGGCGATATCCTCGGATAAGCCCTCCATGATATCCGGGTGATTTTCATAATGGGTCGTCAGCACCCAATCTCCGGCTATAAAGATGCTTTCTTTGATCGCGGCGCGCTGCACTTCGGTCAGGCCGCAGATAATTTCCTCCACCGGTTTGGCGTGGTCGGATTGCAGGGCGGCGCGAAGGCGGCGTGCAAACTCGTACGCCTCAGAATGATCGATCCACGCCATGCTATTGGCCACGGCGTGTTCCATATCTTTTGCGATTTGCTCGATCTCCCCCGCCGCTGGTTTGACAGATTCGGATCGCAGGGCAGAAATGCGTTCAGGCAACGTCAGCCAGCGCGATCCGTCCATGCTCGGTGCGTCTGCGCGATCAAGAGCCTCCTCGATAGCCTCGAAAGTGCTGTCGTCCATCGTGCCGCCCGGAAGCGCGCGTGTCATGTCAGCGACGAGCGGTTTGGCGTGGAAGGCTTCTAGTCTGTCTGCGGAGGGGAACACGCGGTCGTTGCGCACGGCCGAGGCAATGAAGGCAACGGCGTTCTCTATGGTCTGCCCCGGCGCCCACTGCAGCCCCTCGATTGCGCGCGCGGTCGCCTCCCGCTCGATCAGGTCTGCAAGCGCTCGATCATCTGCGTTCATCACTCTTGCTCCGGAAGGGTGGAAAGCTGAATGCGGACGGGAACAATGCGGTGCGTCGCGAGGCACTTCGCCAGCATGTCCGGCTGGATGCGCCAGAACTGCTTTATGCGAGCGCGGGCGGCTTCCTCGCTGTCGAAGGCCAGCGGGGTCCAGAAATCGCCCTGCGCGTTCAGGATGCCGTAGAAGCTGCCCTTGTAGATCGCGCTGTCGGAGTGCTTGATGTCCTCGCTCGCGGAGGGCTGATCATCTGTGTTCATGGCTGGGGGCTTTCGAGAGAGGGGGAGAGCAGGCGATAGGTGGTCTTCACGACGATCGGGTCGCTGGTGTCGAAGCCCTTTTCGGCGCGCACCTTTTCCCACGCCTCTTTGAGGGATGACGCGCGGACGTAGATTTCCTGATCCTCGACAGCGCGCCGGTTGAACGTGAAGGTGCGTTCCTCGCTCACTTGCTCGCTTCCTTCTCTAGGTGGGTGCGGACCTGTTCGCCCAAGGGCGTTAGTTCGCAGCGAAAGCGGGGATGACTTGCAGGGCGTTGCTTTCGCGGATTGAAAAACGTGATGCCAAGTTGATGCAGGCTGTTGCCTACACTACCGCCTTTGCGGTCGCCGAGAATCCACGCCCGCTGCGCCTTCGTCAGCTTGGACGCTATGGTGGTGATGGAGGTCATGGGGCTTCCTTCCAGCCAATCGGCGGGTCACTCGGCATGCAGTCGGAATTGCTTTCCCAGCAGGCGCCATCATCCCAGCACGGCGGGTGGTTGCCTTCCTCTTGCGCTACCCATCCCCCGCACGCTCGTTCGTCGCTGTCGAGAAAGCCGTCCTGCCATTTCACCGGGAACGTCTTGCCGCTCCATGTGCGGAGCATAATCACGCGATCGATTGGCGCGCGGCCCATCGGATTAAAGCCACGCGGCGGGATCTTGGGTACGGTGTCAACCATCACTCAGTTCCTCATTAAGGGCGGGGGAAGGGGGGGCGAGGGTCAGGTGTTCAGGCGGATCAAACAGCATGAACCCGACGAAAAATCTGTTGTTAAGCGTCATGCCGCCCCAGAAACGGATGCCGTGCTGCCGGAAGCGGCGCTCTCCAATCAGTCCAGCTTCATCATGGGAGAGGGCCATGCGCACGACAGGTCGCCGGAAGCGGAAAGCGGGGCGTACCTGCTCGATGACAACGATGTAGACCCAGCATCCGACAATGAGTGCAGCCGCAGCACCGGCCACAAACAGCACGCCGCTGATAGCCAGGATCGGCTTCGGCGCATCAAACGCAAACGCGCCGTATGCTCCTCCAAGCCCGATTACCGCCAACAACACAAAAGCTGTCAGCCGGAGCCACGTTGGCCAAGCTTTCACAATCCTTCTCCTATTGCTCGGAGGCTGGCGGCGGTCAGGGCGAGTGCGGGCGATGCGGCGTCAGAGCGGAACTCGAAGCGTCTCTCGGCGCCCTCGCGGAGAGAGATGAAAACTACGTTGGGCTTCAGCGATACGACGCCGCCATGCCAGAGTTGCCATTCCCACCCCTCGGGCACCAGCGACATGGCACTGTCTATCGAAGCGGTCGGATCGTGCAGGAGGAAGTTGTCGTCATCGAAGTCGATTTTCCCATCCGGGGATCGCCAGCGGTACATCGGGCCGAAGAAGTGACCGACGATGCTCTTGGTCCATCCGCAGGCCAGCAGCACTTCGCGGCCGATGTCGCGGTTCGGCCCGTTCAATGCTTCGACCCGATCAGCCAGCGCCATGATTTGGACACGCTCACCCACGCGCGCCTCCCTCATTCGAGGGGTTGGGGAGAGGTTCCAGAATGAAGCACGCGATATGCCGACCGGTGCCCTTGCCCTCGGATCCGTCCTCGGTCGCGAGCCACTTCACGTCGCCCAGGTTCTCGACTTTGGCGCCTGCCGCGAGCAGCATCAGCACCCATTTGTCGATCGGATAGACCAGCACGACGCGCTTGCCCTTATCGCGCTCGGCGATGGCTTTGCGCGCCCATGCTGTCGGGCCCTTCTTCTTTCCCTGGTGCAGGATCGACCCGAAAGGTGGGTTCACGTAGCTGGAGGCTCCCCACTCGCAGGTCAGGCCGTCAAAGCCTTCGGGCAACGGATACGGGCATGGATCGAAGTCGAACCGGAAGCGCGCGTTGAGGTTGGCGTAAACCGATGGCGGGGTCAGCCAGTAGTGCTTCTGGTCGTCGCCATTGCCCTTGTGGAACTTGTTGTCCGCAGGCGGCAGTTGCGATTGGTGAAGCGGGGTCGCATCTTCGGCGATGGGATGACCGAACAAGTCGCTCATGCCCTTTCCCCATCATTCAGGGGGGTGGCGAGAGGCTCGCGGGTGAATGTCCCGTTGGGCCAAACAATCGTGATCGGGCGCGCTATCTTCCGGGCAAACCGAACCGTAGCCCAAGTGCCGCTGCGTTGCTGTTCGAACATTTCAGCCGGGGTGGCGACAAGTTCGTCACCTGAGCAGACGATATCCTTGTTGCGATCAAGATATGGTCGCGGCGTCTCTACGAACTCCGCGTCAATAAAGGCGCGCTTCGCGTCGATAGAGGGCGGATGAAGATGTACCTTGCCGTCAAGCTCATGCCAAAGGTTTGCCGCGATATTGTCGGCACCCAGACAGTCGCCGTTGTGCATCCATTTGACGCCTGACAGCCGGAAGCGAGCAAGCACATGAAGCAACGCGTATCGCTGCTCCTTCGACACACCGTGCTGCGAGCCAGTGAAGCCGATGCGATGAGGCCCGCTCATTCACACCCTCCCGCATTCAGGGTGTCTGGAATAGGGCGACTGAGGTTGGGCGTCCGCCCTTCGGGCGCCGCGTCACTCGGCAGAGCCGGAGCCGCATGCGCGGCTCCGCCCTTCGGGCGAGTACCGAATGACGCAGGCGGGATCGACAGCCGCCATGCTCTCCAAAGGCAATAAGCTGCGAACAGCGCTCCAGAGAGCGGGAGCAATAGGATGCAATCGACTCGCATCAGAAGCTCCAACTCTTATCGTCGCCAGCCTCTTGGATCGTCCGGACGCCGTGGGCCCAATTGCGATGGGCGCGCCATTCGGCGTACGCAGTCGATCGCGCGCCAGGACCGCCAGCCATGGTGCTGCGCCACCCGCATTCGCAGACGACCTCAACCCAAACTTGGACACGCTCGCATTTGTGTCCTGGCTCCTGTTTCTTGCCCAT